CTGATCCAGACGTCGCCACGCGGCGCGGCCCCGTCACAGCGCGGCGGCGAACAGCGCAAGGCCCGCGCCTTCATGACCACCCGCATCGCCGACGCCTCGCGCATCTGGGCCTACGAGATCCAGAACGTTCGCGCCTTTGGCGACGAGGCCGCCGTCAAGGATATGCAGATGGAGGTCGCCCGCCGCCAGATGAAGATGAAGGCGGATTTTGCGCTGACCAAGGAAAACATGCGCCTTGGTTGCATTCAGGGCGTCGTGGTCGACGCTGACGGAACAGTAATCTACGATTGGTTCGAGGAGTTCGGACAGACCAAACCAACCGAACGGGTGTTTGACTTCTCCGCCTCGGCGACCGAGGGCGATATTCGCAAGGCGACGAACGCCATCAAGCGTCGCATGGTGCGTAATCTGAAAGGTCTCGGCGGCGCCGGTGTCGCCATCCACGCGCTCTGCGGCGACGATTTCTGGGACGCCTTCATCACCTGCCCGGAAATCCGCCATACCTATCAGGCCCAGCAGGCGCTGGCGCTCCAGAACGATGTCGGCAATGCATGGGAAAGCTTCCGCTTCGCCGGCGTGACATGGCACAATTATCGCGGCACGGACGATAACTCGACCGTGGCAATCCCGGCGAAGAAAGCAAAATTCTTCCCCGTCGGCGCGCCGATCTTCCAGATCGCGCATGCGCCGGCCGAGCGTTTCGAGTTCGTGAATACACCCGGCCAGGAGACCTATTCGTGGCTCGTCGCGGATCGTGACCGTGATTCATGGGCGGATGTCGAGCAATATTCCTATCCGCTCCATGTCTGCCTCATGCCGCAGGCGCTGGACGCCGGCAAAATCAACTGACGTGGGTAACAGAATGGTGCGGTTAGCGCGGCTTCACGCCGCGACGGATCATCAACTTGGCGCGCGTGTGCGGGTCGAACCGCAAACGAACGGTGGCTACGTTGCTGGCGGCGTCGATCCTGAACGCCCACCGGTCGCGATTTCCGCCTATGTGACCCGCACCCCGACCGCAACACATGCCGCGACTAACGATGGGCAGCAGGCGCCGCTGCGGATCACGACCGAGACGGTCAAATATACGACATCGGCTTTGCCCTACGCTGTTGCGGAGGGCGATCTGGTCCGGTTGCTGGATGAGCCCGGCCAGCCGCTGTTTCGCGTCAGCCGAACGGCCCCTTTCGGGACCGACCGGACGATCCTGTTTCTGGTGCGGACGGCGCGATGAGCCTGATCCCTTTTGCTATCCGGATTTGCACCGTGCGCGCGCTTCAGGCGGCGCTGCCGTCCTCCGTCGAAGTCGTCGACAGTCCGCAAGAGCCGCTGACACTGCTGGATATTGACGCGCCTCGTCCGATCATCGCGGTCTACACCAGTTCAGTTCTGACCAAATATGAGGGGCGCAATATTCTGGGTGGGACGAGCAATCTCGCGCTCTCGATCCAGATCATGCTGCCCGAGATATTCGCCTTCAGCCTGAATGAGGGTGGAGAGATTGCGATCGACACAAGGCGTCAGGGCGCGGAGACGGCGCTCGATGTTCTCTGGCGGATGGCGGTCGTTGCGCTGAATAGCAGCACCGAGCCATGGGCGGCGCTATGGCGGGAGTTTGTGATCGCTATTCCCGCGCTTCACAACAACTCATATCTGATCGAACGGCAGGGCGTGCGCGTCACGGCCCGCGAGGCGACGATCGATTGCGAACCTTTGCATGAGCCCGTCCCAGGCGGCGCGCCGAGATACGCATGGGCGCAGCTATTGGATCTGATGCGCGCCGATAATAAAGCCGACGGATTATCACTGCTCGCCGATTGGCTGGAAGGAGAAATCCGCAACAGCGCCGATCGGCCACAGACTACGCGCGACGCCGCTTATCTCGGTCTGTCGCAATATGTCGCCGAGACGATCCGCGTCGAGCCGGTGTTCGAGAGCGCTGACGGTATAGAGGGCGAAGTTGTCATCGAGACGCCAGGCGATCCGGAATATTCCTGATGAACATTTTTGACGCCATCCGCGAGATCCAGCTGAGCCTTGCGGACGCCCATGCCGAGATTTCGCGGCTACGCTGGACGCATGACCATTCCATGCTGCACGGCCCGGTCTGCGACGTGGATGCGAAGAAGCAACTTTGCCGGATGGTTGTCGGCGAGAACGAGGACGGCGAGGAAGTTAAGTCGCCGTGGATTCCCTATTCGCAGATTGCCGGCACGCGGAAGGTTCACTCAGTCCCGAGTAAGGGCCAGCAGATGACGATGCTCTCGCCGAACGGCGATTATCTGCAGGCGATAGCGGTCCCGTTCACATGGTCAAACAATAATCTCTCGCCTTCGGAAAACGAGGATGAGGATGTGGATACGCGCGGCAAGACGCGCACGACGCAAAAGGACGCCTCATTCAAACGGGAGGTGGACGGCGTCACCGAGAGCCTTTCCAAACAGTCTCGGTTGCTGACCATTCACAAGGACGAACAAAACCCGACGACTGTCGACGACGCGCATCCATGGCAAGGCAACAAGGCCGATGCGCTGCATTCTCTTGAAGCGACAAAGGATGGCGGCTTCGCTTTCAAGGTAAAGATCGGCAGCGATCAGCATGAGATCAAATTTCATCCCGACAACGGGATTACACACAGCGTCAATGGCGGGCAGCATGAGATCACTGTCCACCCGCAAAATGGCATCAAGCACAAATCCTCGCAACGGGTGACGATAGAGGCGCCACAGATCGCACACAGCGGCGATCTGATGGTTTCCGGCTCCATTCATTCGGCGAGGACGATCCAGAGTGTCATCGGGCTGATCGGCCCACAAATCGCCGGCGTTCCCGGAACGCCGCCGAACGCAACCACATGGTGACGCCGGATGTCCACCGGGATCGACCGTTTCAACGGCAGGCCGCTGTCGGACTGGCCGCATGTCGTTCAATCGATCCTCGTCATCCTCTCGACACGTATTGGCGATCGGGTGATGCGGCGCAGCTTTGGCTCAGCCGTCCCCGGTCTGCTTGGCCGCAATCTCGTTCCCGCGACCCTGCTGCGCTTCTACACTGCGATCGCCATCGCGATTGAGCTCTGGGAGCCACGGTTCCGGGTGCGCCGGTTCGAATATCCGGGCGCAGAAAACAGCGCCAATGATCTGCGTCAGGGCCTGCTGGGCATTCGCATGATCGGCGATTACCGCCCGCGCGCGCTCAGCGGCGATATGACGGTCGAGACTGTGAAGACGGTGACGCTCTGATGTCGCGATTTCCTTTCGCTTCCCTCGACCTGTCGCTGGTTCCTCCGCCTCAGGTGGTAGAGTCGGTCGATTACGAGACGATCCGCGCGGCGCGGATTACGGAGCTGACGGCGCGTTTCATCGCCGCTGGTGTGCCGTTCGATGTCGGTTCGATCGAAAGCGACCCGAGCGTTATCCATCAGGAAGAGGACGCCTATCGTGAGATGCTCGACCGGCAGGCGATCAATGACGCCGCCGTCTCGGTGATGCTGGCCTATGCTGTTGGTTCTGATCTCGATAATCTCGTGGCGCTGCTGGGCCTGCGTCGTCTGACGATCGCGCCCGCGACTGATACGGCTCCTGCCGTCCAGCAATCCGATGACGAACTGCGCGCCCTCTGCCGCGTCGCGCTGGAGGGAACGGCGGTCGGTCTGACCGGGGGTGGCTATCGGCTCATCGCCCTTCAGGCCGCGCCGGAAGTCCGCAGTGTCGGGCTCGTCCGGAGCCCGGGCGGGCGTATCAACGTCATCCTGCTCGGCCGCGGCGTAGACGGGACGGTCTCGCCGGAGGTCGTCGCCCGCGTCAATACGATTTTACAGGCCGATGACGGCGGCCAGTTGACCGACATTGTCACCGTCCGCTCGGTCACGCCGCTCCCCTACGATATTGTCGTCGACGCGATCATCCCGGCGGGTCCGTCGCCGGCGCCAATCCGCGCCGCCTGTATCGCCGCGCTCGCCGCCGCCGCCGCGCGGTTGCAGACGATCGGCGGCGGCGCGCCGACCGACGCGCTCATCGCCGCCGGTCGGGTTGCGCCGATGACCAAGTTCATTCTCGTCTCGCCCGCCGCCGATGTTGTGGCCCCGCCGGACGCTGCGCCCTGGGCCCGATCCATCACGGTCAATCTGATCGCCGCATCGTGAACGAGGATTTGTCGCCCCTCCCGCCCAATTCGACGCCGTGGGAGATCGCGCAATCGGTTACATCCGCCGAACGGCGGCCTCTCGACGCCGA